GGTACCTAGCTACCCCCCCCCACATGGCAAGCCTCCCCCCTCTTATATATATAAAAATGGTAACAGCCGCCTACAGATCATCTTCCCAAAACACTCTTTCTCCCGACGGAGAATTAGAATCACAACACAAACACTATGGTACTATACTTACGTGTTATTTAACCGGAGGTTTACATGAAGTGTACTAGTTTGAAAGAAGATTACGAGCAGCTGTTGTCTGACATGCTGTTGATGCAGTATCGGGTTGAGGTTTTCCGTCGCAACATGCAGATTGAAAACGGTTGCCATTGTGATCAGTTAAGTTTGATGACCAGTCGTTCTGTTGACGAGTTGTTAGACTTGCGTATTGACGCTATGAGAGAAGTGGAGAGTGATAGTCCGTGGTGGAAGAAATGGTTGTCTAAATGGGTCTAAGTAATGCCAGGACTGTTGGATCTGTGTGTGCGCGTGATAAGCATAATCGCAAGCGTGAGTACAAGCCCATGATGCGTTTGCTTGATCAGATATCTCCTTCTACGCAGGAGATGATTTGGAAGTGGTACCAGGAAGGTATGACTCGTCGACAGATGAGTGCTACGTTGATTGAGCTTGGTGTGCCTAGTCCTCTGATGACAGTGCCTTGGGGTGATAACGCTATTCGCATGGTTGTTGAAAAGTACAAGAAAGAACAGTTGCCCTAATTTGTTTGCGTGGTATAGTTCATTGGTTGCCACCAGGCAGCTAACGAGAATGAAAGAAAGACTCCAGCAAATTCCGAGTCCTACCGACAAACTCAAACTCTGCAGGGAAGAGATCACTCGCTGCCAATTGGGGGAGTCCGCTCAGCCTTATCCACTAGGGCGTACGGTTCGAGTCCGTAAGTGATCTTTTCTTGTATACTTAGGCATGGAAAAGAAGTACGCATCACCCGGTCGGGTGATGGATGCTGCAGTCAGTGCTTATTACGCTAACAATGACCCAATGCAGGGTGGACTTGTAACCAGGCGTGGTAATCCAGTAGGCCGTGGGCGCATTGCCGTAGATCCTTCAGTCATCCCTTTCCGTAGTGTTGTATTCATTCCTGGCTATGGCTGGGCTACTGCTGATGACACCGGTGGGCGTATTAAAGGTAACAGGATTGACCTTGGCCACGGCGTTAACGAAGGTGACATTGCGCGTGCGTATGGCAATCAGAACCAAAAGGTCCACATTTATCCACCCGATACTCCGTACAAGGGCATGAAAGATCCAGCTGCGTTAGAGGCATTTCTCCGCAGTAGATATGAAGCTAAGTTTGGTAAAAAGCGCCAGCGTGCGATGGTTGATCCTAGCGGCAGCCGGATGATGGACATGATGATGCAGGATCAGCTACAAGGTTCTATACCGCCGCAGCCCCAGCCTAGTATGCAGCAAATGCTTATGGGTTAGGGCTATACTTATCCCATGTACGAACCTTATACTTACGTGGTAGATAATGTGCGTGTTGTTGACGGAGACACGCTTAAAGTTGATCTTGATATGGGATTTGGCATCTGGCAAAAGGATGTATCAGTCAGGCTGCATGGTGTCGACTGCCCTGAGAAGAATACCCCTGAAGGCGTTAAGTCGCTTGCTCAGACTAAGCTGTGGGTTGACAACACTAAGCAGCTTCTTGTCCGTGTTGTGGATAAGAAGAAGGACAAGTATGGACGTATCCTTGGCATGGTTGCGCCAAGAGAAGGTACCGACAAGCACACGTTGAATGCATTCTTGTTAGATGGTGGATTTGCTAAATCTTACTTTGGCGGCAAAAAGGAGTAGTTATGGCGAGCGCTAAGAAGACTGACCCAGGTAAATGGAAATCAATTGTGTCTAGCGTCAAGGCTGGTACAAAAGGCGGAGATCCCGGTGAATGGTCGGCCCGTAAAGCGCAGCTGGCTACGCAAAAGTACAAGGCGTCTGGCGGTGGATACGTAGGTCCTAAGTCTAGTGACAACAGTTTGTCTAAGTGGACTGACCAGAAATGGAAGACCAGCGACGGAACACCCAGCGAAGGAAAGAAGCGCTACCTGCCTGAGAAGGCGTGGAGCGGTTTATCTCCCGGGGAGAAAGCTGCTACAAACAAAGCTAAGGCAGCAGGGAACAAAGCTGGCAAACAGTTTGTTGCACAGCCTAAATCAATTGCTGTGAAGACCGCTAAGTATCGTTGAAGGAATAGGGATATTGACACAATTAATCACATACACACGAATGAATGATCGCTCTCGCGCACAGAAGTTGGCTAGGCAAACAAATGGAGCTGCTGGTTATGATCTTGCGAATGGTACTGCGGAACGCATTCCGATCCATCCAGGAAAACATTGCATTGTTAGAACGGGCATTAGAATTGATGTACCCACAGGTTTTGAAGCCCAGATCCGAAGCCGAAGTGGACTAGCCGCTAAGAATGGCGTAATGGTGCTAAACAGCCCTGGGACCATTGACAGTGATTATCAGGGGGAAGTGTGCGTCATCCTGTACAACGCTGGCTCTGACTTGTTCTGGGTTGAGCCAGGTGCACGCATTGCACAGCTAGTAATCAACAAGCTGCCTGACGTCGAGCTCGTTGAAGTTGTCACAGGTGATCTATTCGCGGAGGAAACAGAACGTGGGTCAAAAGGATTTGGAAGCACAGGATCTTAACAGCCACTATGCTGTTGCACGTAATGTGCAACCGGTAGATGTAGCAGATGCATGGGAGCTCAACAGATATGAGTTCAGCGCACTCAAGTATCTCTACCGCAGGGGAAATAAGGAAGGTAACACTCGTCAGTCAGATCTATTGAAGGCTATCTGGTATCTGGTGTACGCCATCTCCAAGAACAAGAGCCTCTGTGGGATGGTAGTCGAGTTGGTTAAATTGCATAACAAGTATAAGGATGTGGACAATGGAACGAGCAATCAAGAGGCCGATCGCACTCAAAGCGATACAGAACTCCCGTTTGAACGTTGGAGTAACTGAAGAGGGTGGAGAAAACCGTGGCAAGGCAGTTGAGTCTTATCTTTCTAGCTGCGTTCCAGCTCTCCCACCCGGCTCTCCTTGGTGTGTGGCTGTTGTCCGCTTTAGACTACGACAAGCCGCCAGAGATCTAGGTTTCACGTATGACGTGACTATGCCACGTACTGGATACACCCCAGACTACGTAGCATGGGCATACCGTACCAAGAAGTGGATCAGCGTAGCTCAAGCACAAGCTAACCCTTCCTTGGTAAAAGAAGGCGATCTAGTATGCTTCTACTTTTCACAGATGGGACGACATGCTCACATGGGCGTAGTCGACAAAGTTGGTGACTGGGGAGTACATACTGTAGAGGGTAATACTTCTCCTGAATTAGACGATTCAGAGTTCGTAGATCGCGATGGTGATGGCTACTACCCAAAGGTCCGTAACTGGAGTGAACTTGGTTCTAAGGGTGGTTTCATTGCTCTTGATTTCTAGGTATACTGTTTACGTTTGAATAACTAACAACTAACCAAATGGAAAAGCCTAGCTCTGTCACTGCTAGGCTTTTTTAGTTTTAAAAGACAAGATGATATAATCAGTACGTTAATTATTTTGACCGAGGGGGTAAAATGGAACGTACCTACGAACCAAAGACTTTGATCCACAACCTACTTGATAAGCAACGCTTGTCACAGCGTAGGTTTTCCGACTACATGGGAGTTGATGCTCCGACCGTTTCAACGTGGTGCTCTGGCAAACGAATGCCAAGCGATCCATTCATTGACAAGATGGCGGAAGTGCTCCAGGTAGATCGTGACTACCTACGTGGTTACCTGATTGCTCTTAGCATTATTCGTAACCAGACGCCAGTAGTAGCAAGTCATGTATCTGACCACATCAAAAAAGAACTTGAGAGTCGGTTTTTAGACAACCTAAACAAGGAGTTGTAATTGTTAAATAAAGTTATTCTAACCGGACGAATGGTGGCTGATCCGGAAGCTGTTCAGACGGCGGGTAGTACATCGATCACTAAAGTACGTGTAGCAGTAGATCGCAAGGGCCGTGAAAAAGAGACGGACTTCTTTGACTGTACGGCGTTTGGTAAGACTGCGGAGTTTGTTGAGACGTACTTGAACAAGGGACGCATGGTGGCACTCGTCGGCCAACTCCGTGTACGCACGTACGACGCCAAGGATGGATCCAAACGGAAGGTCTGGGAGATCGTTATCGATGAGATTCATCCCCTTGACTCACGTAAGGTCGAGCAAGGCGAACAATCCACGCCAACTCAAAAGCCAATCGTGACAGACGACATCGAGGATCCATTCGCATGACACGCGAAAAGATTGAAGAGATCTGCGAAAGTGCAGTAGGTGACGAAGCTGGCACATTACTGGCTGATGGGCTAGATGCTGGATTTCTTGGTGTCACTGATGATGGCGTCGCTGTTTACAGTAAAGAAAAGTGCGTTCGTGCAATGATGGAACAAGATGGCATATCTGATGAAGAAGCCATTGAATTCCTAGAGTTCAACACATTTAGTACTTACGTGGGTGAGATGACACCAATGTTCATCAATACCGGATGGGATTAACAGTCCCAGGCTCTGAGTGACTTATTGATGCGGCTATTCGGATCACTTGCTGTCTTACTCGATGTGTTCTTGGCTTTCATGCCTGACATACGAGCACAGAATGACTTCCGTCTAGCTGCATCTTTAGGTGTCTTTGGATCCGGAGCCGGTGGTTTAAGGTTTGCGCCAGTTGTCTTCTTAAAATATGCGCGACCCGCAGAATTGAGACCACCTGCTGGGTTTTGATGTTTCTTGGTTACGCCCATAGGGCATTGTACTCCCACTGCTGGGATCGAACCAGCGACCCTCCGGTTAACAGCCGGATGCTCTACCGCTGAGCTAAGTGGGATTAATGGCTACTTTATATAGCCTAGCTTACGTGCCTTCTGTACGGCCTGTACACGGGCACCACGGCCACTACAACCTAGCTTCCAGTACATTGCATCCATGTGGAATTGCACGGTTCTGTGGCTAATCAGGAGAGATTGCGCCATCTGCTTAGCAGTCATCCCGCCAGACATCATCTTTACGATTTCTTTCTCGCGTGGGCTAAGTTCGTATGATCCATCTTTAGGTTTTTCAGTCTCAAGTTCGGCTTCTTCACCGGCTTTGCACCACTTAAAACCATCAAAATATTCGCCATCACGTCGGCCTGGTGTTTCTTCTTCCATATGAATATTCCTTGATGTACAATCTGGTTATGTAATACATGCAGTATTAGCAAGTAAGTATAACACATAGGATGTAAAGACATGCCCAAGGAAGATATTGTTGATAAAGTTGTAAGTGCTACAAGTAAGCCAGTTTTTGCTATAAGGAAAGCCGTTTATGGATTAACCCCAAATGGTTATACCGACCAAGAACGTGCAGACATGGCAATGCCTGAATACAGGAAAGGTAACCTTCCAAAGGGAGATCCACGCACGCAAAAACCAATTGCAAAAGCAATTAACAATGATACTTACGACCCACAAGAACAAAAAGACTTTAAGTATCCAACTGGTAAAAGTAATACTCGTGAAGCTCGTATTAAAACTCAAGGCAATATTGCCGAGTATAGAATGCAGCAAGATGTTGCAAAAAAGAAAGCTAGTTCAACTGTAGCTAAACTGCAAAAAGACATGGGCAAGGGTATGGCTAAAGCACGGGCTGCAAGCGCTAAACCTGCTCCGTCAATGCGTAACCTCATGGGAATGCCGAAAGCGAAGTAACAATGATCGGGCAGATGAACAAACATATCAACCATCTTTCTATGCGAAAGCTTCTAGGCATTGAGCAAAAAGAGCATGGTATGAAGCAGAGACCAGGCGCTCAAGATCTGCCAGCTATGGAGCAAAAAGAACACGGTCTTAAGTACAAACCATCTATGAGTCAAATTCATAAGATGGAGGAAAAAGAGCACGTGCGGAACGGAAAAATCGTTATTGGTAAGGGTTATGAAAAGGGGAAAAAGAAATGAAGTGCAAGGGATGCGGTAAAGGAATGGTTGGCGGCAAGTGTCCAGGTTGCGAAGGCAAGTCTATGGGACAGATGATGGGTATGAAGCAGGGTATGGAAAGTGGCATGAAAAAGGGAATGTCGAAATCCAAGGCTTCTGGGAAGAAGTCTATGCCTATGGGTTTTATGCGTGGTAAGTAAGAAGCAAGTACCGACTGAAGAAGAGGTTAAAGCGGTACTTCCTAATCAGCCTCAGAACACCCGGCAATCTCCTTTGCAGGGTAATCGTCGCCTAAACATGGCAAGGGCTCAGAATGGACTCACAGGGATCCAGGGGCGCATGTCTATGAACAATCTAATGGGACTTGCTGCGCGTAAGTCTCCTTACGGACCTGGAAATTAAAAATGGCTAAGCAAACGAAATACGATGACAGAACTGATGTAGAAAAACAAACAGACACAGCTAAAGGTGTAGCTTTGACTGCTGGAGGAGCTGCTTCTGCTGCTGCTATTGCAAATCAAGTTCAAAAACAAATTGTCGGAAATCGTTTGCTTAACATGATGTATCAAAGCCAAGAAGGTAAGAAATTACTTACAAAAACTGGCACGGCACCTGATGTTAAAGATCCTAACTTCAATAAAAAAGATCAACCAAAACCAAAAACTGCAATAGATAAAGTAAAAGAACGCCTGAATCCAACCACTGAAGCTAAGGCTACAGGTCAAACTGGTGGAAGAGTAGGTAAATCTCAAGGGATTTCAAAAACACAAATCAGGAAAAGCGCTACTGACGTTTCAATTCAAGAACAAATTAGAAAAATTGTTAATGAGGAAATTGGTCGAGTTAAAGCTGCTAGTGAAAAAATCACAAGTCCATTTACTGCTGCTACAAAATCTGTAAAAACCCCAGCAGTAGAAAAAAGTATGTCTCGGCAGCAAATTGAAAGTGAAACGCAACAAGGTAGACAGGCTGTAAAAGAACAAAAAGTAGGGCAACCTGAAAAAGTTAAAGAAGCTCAAGTTGCTGTTGATAAAGCAAAGACTGCACCAAGGCCTGGAACAGATGAAATAAGAGCAGCTAGAGAAGCAGCCGCTCAAGCATTAAAAGATTTTGAGCAAACAAAATCTAATGCAAATGTTGGTCCACTTGTTGATCAAAACGCAGGTCGTGTACGGGAAGCACTAGCTTCAAAAATGCCACAACTTGTAGCTGCACGTAGGTCTCTCATTCGTCAATATAATGCAGCTGCAAAAGACTTAGGACCAAAACCACAAGCTGGTACAGCTAGTAGCAGTAGGAAAGCACTTGCAGAATGGAATGCTAAGCAGCAAGCACTTACAGAAATGAAATCGCAACTTGATACTCTAGAAAGAGTTGTGACAAAAAGTGGAGGATTGGCTCCTGGTTTTGAAGTGCCTACAGACGATATGGGTGGACGAATGATATATCCGTCTATCGATGATGTCCTGAGTGGTAGCGGAAGATTGGGCAATACTGAATTTGCTGGGAATATGGCTGGAATGCTTACGGCTGCTGGAGGATTTGATTCTAACGTGCCGCAAAACCCTGATGTAATGGGTGCTAGGTCTAGTTTTAATGACGCGTTAGGAAATTACAATCAACTTCAAAATCAAGCAGCATCTTATGAACCTAATCTTGAACGTGCAAGATCGGCTAGGGATATGGCAGCGGCTCCTGTTCCTCCGTATGCTCAACCTCGCGAACAATTTAATGATGGGCCGTTTTCATATGAGGTTCCAGAGTCTTCTCCCGAATTGTTTTACACATCTGGGCGTGATGCTCAAGATCCATATGCAAATTTAGGCGCTCGTGGAGACATTATTCCAGAGCGTCCTAGTTCACCGGCAATGTCACGTGATGCAATTTTTGATACTGGCCAATTTACAAATTGGATGGATCAATACAATGCTGAATTACCGCAAGTGCAGCCGAGAACAGCAGTACGTGACACTCAGAACCTAGGAAGGCTCAAGGCTATAGCCTCTAATATGCCAGAGCAGGAAAGTACTGGATTACTTGCTAGGCTTAGTAAATTAATGGGCGGCGGAGTTAGTCCTAGTGCAGTGTCTAATGCTAGTAGTCAAGCAACAATTAAAGCTAATAATGATGCCGCTTTACAAGCGTTTTCACAAACATACAAAAGAGGCGCTGATTTAAATAATCCTGAACACGTTAAATGGCTTCAAAGCAACGGCTACACAAATGCTAACCTGCCTGTAACTGGTGAAGAGTCAGTAGATAGCGTATTAGGTGGACGTAAAAATATTACACTGCCTGATTTAGGTTGGAACAGGCGAGCTCAAGCATTTGACGCTGCCACGCAAATTGGACTACGAACCGGAAGTTTAAATCCAGAGCTCATTAAAGGTAAAACAAGTCGCGCTAAAGGGTACGCAGGTAGTATTGCAGGAGGTGCAATACCTATTGCTGCTGGTTATCTTTGGAACAGGGCTGAGAATGATTCAGCTGAAAAATCAGCTAAAGCACAAGTTGCAAAACAATCTGCGCAAAAACCAGCGGTTCAGCAACAATTTGCAACAAATGCGGCTATTGAAAGAAAAGCAGCAGAAGCTGTTAGCATGATGCTAAAAGCTGAAGGGGGACAGCCTGTTAATTCAACGGCGATACGAATTAAAACTATTAACGCCTTGAGGAGTCCTGGTATAGACGCAAAGCTTGCAAAGTTTTACAAAGATAATCAAAAAGACTTTGATTCGGCTATTGAAACCGAGGTTCGTAAAGCAATGGGAGGTAAATAATGGGAGGGCAAAGCAATTTTGCTTTAGAACTTCTCAAGTCAGGGTCAAGGCTTGCAAGTAAGTTTAAAAGTTCTCTTCCGTTTTTTGGAGAGCAAGCTGCAAATACAGCAGACATGATTGTTGATGCTCCTAAAATTGGACTAGAAGCGTACGCTAACGAATTTCGCCCAACACCAAAACAGATAAACAATTTGCAAGACGCAAAAGATTTTATTGGGTCATTTAGTAATGCGCCATTTGCACCTCCGTTAATACTTGGCCGTGGAGCTGAAGCTAGAGGTTATATGCCAGTTTTAGAAGCGACTAGGCCTAATGGTGGTTTGCCATATTTTGACAGACCTATTCCTGGAGTTCGTTCAGATCCATCAGGTCAAAATGACATGATGTTTGCCCTAGGTATGATTAACCACAATAGAGAACTTAAAAATAAAGAGCAAGAACAGAACAGCAGATTACAAAAACCATTTGAAGACTGGGAAGCGCTACATGGTGCTGTCATGCAAAGATATGAAGACACTTCAAAATTTCAAGCAGGGTTACGTAAGGACCCGGCTATATTAAAAGCCGCTGGCGGTGACCCAAGGAAACTAGCGTCAATCATTCACAATGCAACAGTAGCACGTAATAATCAACTGCGTGATCAAGGAAAACTTTACAACGCAGCTGATTCACTTCGTGGATATCGTTTCTACAAAGATCCAACAGAACCACGTGGATCTATGAAAAGTGGAAACATGATTGAAACAGGACTTGACTTACCAGATATGACTGGACGTGTTCCGTACATCATCCGCTAGTAAGTTGGTATTATCAATGCATGTCAGACATAGTAACAATCGACGGTAAACGGTACAGAGTTACAGACAACAGAAAAGTATTGTTGTGCAATGGAACAACAGTTGATGAAAATGGACCACGTCCGTGTAATGCAATGGCTCTTAAAGGTCGCGATTATTGCGGCTATCATGGCGGCAGGTCTCTCATAGGTCCAGCCCACCCAAACTTCATTACTGGGCTTGAGTCAAAAAACTACAAGAGATTTAGCAACGTAGGCAAAGACCTACTAAAGAAGATTGAAACATTACGTGAAGACCCAGATCTCTTCAGCTTAAAAGACGATGCAGCCTTTATCACAGCTATCATGGACTCACGGGCCGAGGCAGCCGCCGAGGGTGTTGGTCTTGACCAATACAAAAAAGTACAAGCGGCTTATTCGTTGGCTCATAGCAAACTGGGGTCTCCGGACTTTATAGACTCGTTTGAGCAAATCGGTGATGTGCTAACTGAAACACTTGATCAATACGCAGCATCTAGGGATGTTATTGAGTTAATTGAAAAACGCGTAGGTATTGTAGAAGCCGAACACAAGATGATGCACCAGAAAGCTTATACACTTGAAGTAGATCAAGCTTTTAGCCTTGCCATGCAAATGCTAGACATTGTTCGCGAGAATGTGCATAACGCTGAGGAGCTGATTGCTATTCGAGCCGGGGTACAGAGACTACTTAAGGTGTACAAGAGTGAAGACGAAGAAGTCATTGACGCGGAGGTTGTAAATGAATCTGCGTGATTTGGAGAAGATGACTCCTAAGAAGTTCAAGCAATTTGCACGTCCTGATAAACCATTGACGCACGCTTTACTTGAAGCCATGGATGCTCGTTTAAAAGAAGTTATTGATACCGGCGATTACGACAGTGGAAAGGCATTCAAGATTAACGGATCAGAATTGGATTACCTTACATGGCTCAAAACGTTTGCTCCACACGCTGCGTCATCAGAGCTTGCTCCTCATCATAAACGCGCATGGGACTGGGCTGAAGGCCTGGAGCAGGGAGTCACGCCACCTGCATTGATCGAGTGTTGGTTCCGTGGAGGTGGCAAAAGCACCACTATGGAATTGATATCGGCGCGTATTGCAGTAAAAGGCACTCGCAGATTCTTGCTTTATGTCTGTAGCACACAGGAAGCGGCTGACCGGCACGTAACAGACATTGCAAATGCGATGGAGCGTTGTGGCATCGAGAGGGCTATGAACAAATATGGCTTTTCTAAAGGCTGGAATGCGAGTAAGCTACGCACTGCTAACGGGTTTAATGTTCTTGCTTTTGGTCTCGATACTGGTGCTCGTGGTGTCAAGCTTGATCACCTTCGTCCTGATTTCATTATCTTGGACGACATTGATGAACTCGATGATTCGGTTAACCGGGTTGAGAAAAAGATAGGCACTATTACCCAAACAATTTTGCCAGCTAAGTCAAATGACTGTGCTGTTGTTTTTGTCCAGAACAGGATCCACGCAAACAGTGTCATGTCACAGGTTTTGTCTGGTGAGCTAGACATGCTACAGAATCGTGTACAAAGTCCAATTGTTCCAGCCGTAAACGACTTGCGTTATGAGCCTATTGAAAAAGAAGACGGACGTATGGGTTATCGCATTACCAGCGGTACCCCATCGTGGGAACACAAGAATCTAGAAACATGCCAGCAAGAGATTGACACGTATGGCCTTATATCGTTCCTACGCGAGTGCCAGCATGACGTTGGCGTTGGTGGCCGCTTCTTCCCTGAATTCAAGCAGTATGACGACAAGGGCAACCCATGGCACGTGGTCGACACGGTTGACTTCAAACCGTGGTGGAGATACTGGGCATCTCATGACTTTGGTACCAACGCTCCTTGTGCGTTTTATCTGTATTGCAGTGATGATCATGAAAACGTCTACGTCATAGGTGAGATCTACAAAGCCGGGATGGTATCTAGTCAACAGGCTGAAGCGGCTCTTGAAATGCTTGAAAAGTTTAAGATGGCTGAGCCGGTAGACGCCGATCGCAGAACAAGTGAGTGGAAGACTAAGCTGGAAGCTATTGCGTTTGACTGGGGTAATACATTCCCACCGGATAACCCAGCACAGCGAATTGGTGAGTATCCTGTTGAGGTCTGGTGGAGAAAAGGATTACCAGCAGTAAGGGCTGTCAAAGATCGTAAGGCTGGATGGCGCCGAGTCAAGGAATGGCTTGCCGCAACGCGCATGACAGACGGTGCGGTTACTCCTAAGTTTAGGATTCTACGTAATGGATGTCCTAACTTGATCCGTGAACTAGAAGCTGCAATGGCTGACCCTCGAGATCCGGAAGACCTCGACAATGGTACAAAGTCAGACCACGCATTGGACTCTTGCCGATATGGTGTTATGTGGCGTGAATATCCTGTGTCATGTGATTCAGTGCAGTCGCAAGGTAAGTTTAAACCTACGTGGCTTGTAAAGAAATCACCGGAGGACTTTGTATGATCTATGTGGTTGCGATCGTAACAATAGTTAACTTGTACATTGGTGTTATCGTATACTTGCAATTGAAGCGTATTACAGGGATGGGGATAGAACTGCCATTCATTCATTACGGGGATAAGTACATCTAATGGCATTACAAGATATGTTGCAGAACCTGATGCCAGGTAAGCAAAAAATCATGGCTATGAAGAAGCCTGACAACAACGGAACTCCAGGTAGTTTTGATGTTGATAAGCTATTGCTTTCAGATCCTGACAAGCTTGGCATTGATCACGACAAAGCGGATTGGAAGGTTTCTCCGGAAGAAGATGCCGAAGAAGCTATCAAGATTTCAAAGCATGTTCGCGATCAGTTTGAAAAAGCATATCGGACCCGCCATGAAATGGAACTTGAATGGATGCAAGCACTTGCATTCTTTGAAGGTCGTCAGTGGTACAAGATCAATAGCCAGGCTCGTAACCTAGCTAGCTTGCAGGATCCTTCAGAAGCCAACCGTTACATCACCGTTAATAAGATGCGTCCGCTAATTGACGGAGTGGTTGGTAAGCTTACTCAAGTTAGTCCAGACGCACGAGCCGTGCCTCTTTCGTACAACGACAAAGATCGCGCAGCCGCAGACGAAGCAAACTTCATTGCTGGCCATTACACTCGTAAGTTCAGCCGTGAAACACAGTTGAAGGAGCGTGTGCGCTGGGCGTGTGTTACAGGTACATCATTCGTTAAGATCTGGTGGGATAGCAAAGCCGAGCAAGTCATGCCTTACATGGGACTTGACGGACAGATCCAAGGATTTGAAAAGCTGCCTATTGGTGACGTGTGTGAAGAAATCATTCCTTGTTTCAATGTGTATGTAGACCCGCACGCGCAGACAGACGAACAGATTCGCTGGATGATACACGCATCCATCAAGCCTATGTCGTGGTTTGTAGATAACTACGGTGAAGCTGGTAAGAAGGTCAAAGCAAACGCACTGACTGGTCAGACAGCTGGTTATGTTGATGCTTACCTAGAAGGCGCTAACGGTACCGGTCTTGGCTGGGTGCAGCCTACATCCGCACGACTTAACGCCGCAGATCACAGGCGCCACGCATCTATTGTCTATGAATACTGGGAAAAGCCGACGTCTCAGTATCCCAAGGGCAGATACATCGTGACTACGGACGACGCCTTGCTGTACGCCGGTGTGTGGCCTTACAGCAAGCGTGACGAGTTCCCATTTGTCCCACTGCGTTGGCAGCCGCGAAGTGGCACACCATACGGCCACAGCCTTGGATTTGACCTTACTCACCTTCAACTTACCTACAACAGGATCTACAGTAGAGCTGTTGAACAGATGGAAAAGAGTAAAGACTACGTTGTTATCGAGCGTAGGTCACGTATTGGTGCAGATGCATTCAATGTAACTGGAGACGATATTGACGATAAGAACAGGCAATACCGAAAGATCTATTACGATACCGGTACGCATCCTCCGCAGATTCAACGTTCACCGGGCATCAGTGCGGATCTGTTTCCGTTTCTCCAAGTTATTGAAAAAGACATGGCCGACGTTGCTGGACTTCATGATGTTAGTCAAGGAATGGCACAAGCTGGCACTCCAGCTGAGTCAGTGCGACTGCTGCAACGAGCCGACAACACACAGCACAGCTACATCCGAGCAGACATTGAAATCAGTGCCGCCAAAATTAAAGAGTGGGAAATCGCTCTCGTTGAGCAGTTTGCTGTTGCTCCTTTCATGGGTTCTGTAGATGATCAGATGAACTCCAAGGATCCTGTACAGCAAGGGATTATTAACTTTGAAGCGATCAGAGACGGTGGGCAATATCGTGTTGTCTACGTTCCTGGCTCAACGCAAGAAGATTCTCCTGATCAGAAGATCCAGAAGATTGCTATGCTGCGTCAAATGGGACTGTTTGGAGATCCAGCTGACCCAGAAACGAACGCGCTTGTCGTCAAAATGTTGCAACTGCCTGAGACAAGTCAGATTCTTGATCACTTGGCAAACCAGCAGCAGAAGGCACAAGAAATGCAACAGCAGCAAATGGCTATGCAGGAACAGCAAATGGCTATGCAACAGCAGCAAGCTGAAGCACAAATGCAGCCGAAGCAGACATTTGACCCAGAAGCTGAGCAGATGAAGGCTGAGATCGAAATGCAAAAGCAGCAGATGAAGTCTCAAGCCGATGTTGAAAAGCTAGGTATTCAAAGCAAGGCAAAGCAAGACGAATACGCGGCACAAAAAGTAGCAGACTTACGTCACGAGTTGATGATGAAACAACTTGGTGGCGGAGAAAATCAGGGAAAACCACGCCCTGGTAGTAGTGACGGAAACAATTAATGTGGTAGATTGAGGGAAACTTAATGTCTGACGAGATGGTGATGCAAACTCCCGATTCACCAGCGGGGGCGACGGACAGTGGTTTGCGCGATGCATTCGCTGGCTTTATTCAGGAGAACGCCGATTCTGGACAAGAGGCACAAGGGGCGATAGGTGCCGTAGACGCCGGTTTAGATGTAGACAACGATTCGTACTTGAACGAATTGCTTGGTGTGGAAACACCAGGGAATGTTCCATACGAGCGTTTTCGCGAGGTCAATGAACGTGCTAAGCAAGCAGACCAGATAACTTCTGAGTTTGATGCATGGCGCGGAGTGATTGACGAATTCAAGCAACTTGGTTATAACAGCGCCGCTGACATTCAGGTCGCTTTGGACGCCCAACAACAGGCGAACGAAGAGAACGAAATTGCACAGCGCTACCAACAACTGCAAGACGCAAATGTAATTGATCCTTACAACGCACAACTGCAGCAAGAAGCGGAACTCACAAAGTTGCGCTACGAGCGACAGATGCACAAGGTCAACACATATTTGTTGCAACAAGAGCAATCTCAAGCAATGTCCCAGTACCCGTTGGCTAATCAAGCTCCTGACCTAGTTCAAGGTCTTGTACGATCTGGTATGAAACCGCTCGAGGCAGCTCAAGCAGTAGATTCACAGATTCGTGCACTTACTCGCAAACTGGTTCCAGAACTTGCTTCTAAGTTGCAGGGACAGGCAGTCCCAACCCCTATGAGTAATGGTCAAGCAGCAGCTCGCCCATCATCTTCACAGCAGGGTCAAGGATTGTCTACAATCTCTCAGCTTTTAGGTATCTCTCGTAATCGAAACTCAATGTAGGTAAAAGAATATGGCAATCGACTTTAACGGAGCCCTTACGCTTGCTGATTATGCTGCAATTTCTAATGATCCTCTTGTAAAAGAAATCACAAAGAGTCTGCATAAGACATGGAACGCGCTTAAGGATATTCCACTTTCAACCAACCCAAGCCTTCGTCAGACGGGTATGCGTTACCTTAACGCCAACATCCCGACGCCTAACTGGACTGGACTTAACTCTGAACCACAGACGTTTAAGTCTAAGCCAAAGTCGTACGAAGAGCAGCTCTACATCCTGCGTAACAAACTGACTGTTGACCGCCGCATTCTGGATCAGCCAAATGCAATTGTTGACCCAGTTGAATCGCAGATTCAGATGTTCCTCGAAGGTTTTGCCTATGATTTTAATGACAAGTTCATTAATAACGACCCAACATCTGCGGTTGCAGGTAACTCACAGGACTGTTTTCCAGGCCTGAACTATCGTTTGAAGAATAACGCTGATTATGACATCCCTGGTGAGATGATCATTCCTTCTTCAGCAGACTTGTCTACAAACGGTACATCTGGACTTCTTGTTTCCGCTTTTGGGTCTGGTAGTGCAAACCGGTTTATGGCTGAAGTGCAGAACCTGTTTGACAACATGAATGCACCAGATGGTGATGGTGTTGTTCTGTATATGTCAGAACTTGCTAAGCGCCAGATTGAAATGGCAATCCGCGTTATGGGAATCGGCGCTGGTTTTGATATTACTCAAGACAGCTACGACCGACCAGTTGAAAAGTACAAGAATGCAACCATTCGTACTGTGGGTCGTAAGTCGGACGGTACTACTTCAGTTATTGCCAATAACTCAACACATAGCGTTGCTGCAACTATCAATACAGTTAGCACTGTAGGTCGTCAGACAGCTATTTACGCAGTCCGTTACGGAACTGGGTATGTGACTGGATGGCAGTCTGAGCCGTTTAAGCCAAAGTACCTTGGCCTCTCACCAGAGAACGGCATTATGCATAACGTCCTGTTTGACTGGGGTGTTGGTTTGTGGATTCCACATAACCGCGCAATCGGTCGTATTGACGTAGTCGTTAGTCCGTAATAAAGGAATAGGTGAAAATTAATGGCACGTGATCTTAAACTAGCTAACTGGACTTTTACCGCTGCTAGTGGTTCAAGTATCATGCAAATTGTTGCGAGTACACCAACCGGTGACCCAACAAACACAGCAGGTACCATTACCCTCAATGCTGGTGCTGCTGCTGGATCAGGCGTCGGTGCATTCCGAGCTGCTTCGGATGCTAAGAACATCTCTGGGTTTATTAACTCAAAAATGGATACTTCTTCGTTTGCAAACTTTATTGCAGGTAACGAAGTATCGTCAGTAGCAAACCAGCCAGCACTTTGGGGCAATACGTCGTACAAGAATATGTATGCACGCGCTGCTGTTTCCATTGGTGGACAGTTGACTGGATCGACAGTCCTCTGGCCTGAGTCGGCAGGTGGTTACATTGTTCTCGAGGGAGCGTACGACAACGGTGCTGCTACTCCAGCCCCAAGTGGTCTTTGGGTTCCTATCTCAGGACCTATCCCACTTATCACTGGTGTAGCTGCGTTGTCCACAACTGCTTCTGTAACCCTTGCATCTAGTGGTTTGTTTGTAACAACTACAAATCACTTCCTTGTACCTGGTGACCAGATTGTGTTCAGTGCTGTTGGTGGTCTTGGTGGAGCTGGCGTACCTGTTGTAAACCAGGTCTATCAGGTTCTTACAGCACCAACGCAGACGACGTTTACGATTGCAACTCTGGCAGCTCCTACAGTTGCTCTAGTTGTAACCGGTACGTCTACTGGTGGTGTAGTTCAGAAGTTGCTTGCACCTAACGGCGTCACAAAGATTGTCTCTGCTCCTATGACGCAGAGCCTTCGCCCTTGGACCCGTTGGGCTGTTCACTACTTCTCAACTGCAAACACCAACGTATCTACTGTTACTATTAGTAAAACTGCTCTCGTCCTTGGACGTGACAACGCACTAGTGGGATAATAGACGCATGACAAGAGCAGAGATCAAACGGCAAGTCCGACTTCTAGGTCAACATTATTTTAGTGGTGATCTAGATCAAGATCCGTTTGGTCTTGACCTCTTGGTGAACGAAACGGCCAATGATGTAGCCAGGTTAACTGACTGCCTCATTGGTCGTCGGTATTTAGATACAGTTGTTGGTACAGACGAATACTGTGCTAGTGACTTGTATAGAATTAAAAACGTCATGGTCTTAAATGACGACCTTAACTACAAACGCATGCGCATAGTTGAATGGTACGAGGGCAATAATGACGTCTACAGGCGTGATGTACAGCCTTCGACTCCTACGCATGCATTGATCTTCGGACCTAATAGGATTAAGCTTTATCCTTCACCATCTGTCAGTACTACAAATGGGATTATGATCGAGGGTTATTCTATTCCTGGTGATACGTGGACTTACGATACTTCGGGTAATCCGTCTACTACTCCAGCTGATCAACAGGACTGTCCATTGCCTAGCATTGCTCATGACTGCGTCGTGTACGGTGTACTCTACAAAAAAGCTGTACAGCAACGTGACATGGAGATGGTTCCTTATTACCAAGGTGAATACGAAAAACGTATGGGTATGGTTGAGAGCTTTGCGTCTACGTACGCTAGGAGAGCTACGTAATGGCTATATCTATTGATACGATTAGGCAAGAGGCATACAGGTTACTCAACGAGTCAAGTAACTCTACCCTTGGCCAATTGCCAACAGGTACAGGCGGCACAACCATTACAAGTGATGCTACTGTCAGGACGTATATCCTTGACGGCATTGCTAACATCTGCCGGTCATGTGTGTTTTACCCTGTAGTAAGTACTGTCTCGTTAGCTAATGGGACAAACGGAGTCACGACAATTGGGACTACTACAACTGTTCCACTAAACACTGAATTGTGGTATCCAACGGATGTTTACATTTCAACTACAAGGTTGGCTCACGCGAGCGAACAATCCGTTAGGGCAAACGACTTAAATTACAAAACAACTACAGCTAGCGTTCCTGCATCAATGTTGTATTGGTATAGACCTGACAATAATCGAGTAAACATTTACCCAGGTAACGCCACTGGCTCTTCAGTCTCGTTGATCATACACGGGTGTGGCATACCTGCTGTTCCAGGATCTGACGCAACTAACTCATACGACTTCCTGCCAGATGATGTACTTAGGCAAATGGCTGGATCATACGCGGCTATGATGCTGGTAATGAAGAATACTGACGACCCATCGGTTGCAAGTAGGGCTTTCTGGAAGCAGTACTATGATGATTGGCGCATGAGGTTGTGGTTGCAACTTGACAAGTCTTTAAAATCGCCAGGCGCACCATACGCAATGCCTCCGGTGCCACAGCAGGTTGCGCGATGAACATAGCCTGGGGCCGACTGATCCTACTTGCTATAGGTGCATTCTGCGCTTCAGCCGCTCCTGAGTTTGATGCTGCGTGGAAAGCGCAGCATATCCCTGATAATGCGTCATTCGGCATGGTGACGCGAGTACTATTGTTGTGTAGCATAGAAGGCGTCAGGGCTGGTATACCCGCTATGACCACTGCGTTGATTGCCTTCTTCATGCGACAAGATAGCAGCCTACCAGTGTTTTCCGTTAAACTACCGGAGGTGAAAAAGGTCAGTGAAACAACGAGGAACATCGATGGATAGAGATCAGCTAATCGCAGGAGCCATTGGTGCAGTTGCTGGCACTGACTGGTGGGACAAAACCAAAGTGAAAAACATTTGGCACGGTCTTGCTGGCGTAATCGTCGGCACGATATCAGCTGTATATCTCACACCTCTTATTGCTAAACAATTCCAATGGACAACACCTGAACAAGTTGTTGGCGTTGCATTTGCTGTTGGCACACTTGGACTTAGATCCGTTCAGTTGGTGAATGCAATGGCTGAAAAAATTGTAAAGAAGCTGGGCGAATGATGGCTGTCTACGGTAGCAAGGCTGT